GCCGTCGCCGGTAAAGCTCTGTACGGTATCGGCGAAGCGTTCGACGAAGTAGAAGACACTATCCGCGTAGGCACAGGCGCTACCGGCGACGCACTGAACGGCCTGGTAGACGATGCCCACGCCGTCGCTACCAGTATCCCCACGTCTTTCGAAGATGCCGGCAAAATGGTAGCCGACTTGAACACGCGTCTTGGCTTGTCCGGCGACCAGCTGCAAACCGTTTCGAAGCAATACCTTGAAGCCGGCCGTATCCTTGGCGAAGACGTTGACGTAAACACAACCACCGCCGCGTTCCACGCGTTCAATCTGGAAAACGACCAGGTTAGCGACGCTATGGACAACCTGTTCAGGGTATCGCAAGCAACCGGCGTGGGAATTAATGACCTGGCCGGCAAAATGACCGCCGGCGCTGAAACCCTGAATAATCTTGGATTCAGCTTCGAAGAAGGCGCGGCCCTCATTGGCGCTCTCGATAAAGCCGGTGTAGACAGCGCCGCAACGCTTGGCGTTATGAAAAAGGGCATGCTTGCGGTTGCTAAGCCTGGCGAAGACATGCAAGCCGCATTTTTCCGCGTTACCCGCGAGATCGAAGAATTCACCCAGCGCGGCGACACGGCCGGCGCGCTTGACCTGGCCGGTAAGGTATTCGGTACCAAGGGCGCGGCCCAAATGGTTCAAGCCATTAAGAGCGGTTCCATTAACATTGACGACCTCATGGGTAAGATCGGCGCTACAGGTGATTCGATTCTCCAGGTAGGCGAAGAAACCCAAGATGCGGCCGAAAAGTGGACGATTCTTAAAAACCGTGGAATGGAAGCCCTGCGGCCGCTAGCCGAAGGTGCGTTTAGTCTGGTAGGCGACGCGTTAGGTAAGCTCATGGACTTTATCGACGGACTAGACTTCACGCCGGTTACAAGCGCGTTCCAGGCCGCCGCGCCGTGGATTACTAGCACGGCCGAAAACATTATGAGCCTTGGCTCTTCCGTTATGAATATGGTGTCTTCGGTATGGTCCTTCGTTCAGCCTATCCTTATGCAATTTGCGCCCGTTGTCACGTCGATTATCGACACTGTTAAAACGTACATTGGCGACCTGATCGGCGTTGTTCAGAACGTTGTTTCATTCGTGACTGCGATTTTTAACGGAGATTGGTCCGGCGCGTGGGAAGCCGCGAAGAACGTCGTTTCCGGCGCTATCTCGCTAGTGACGAACCTTGTTTCCGGCGTATTTACAACGATCGGCAACATTTTCACCGGCATTAAGAACGTCATTGTGAACCTCTGGTCTTCCGCGTGGGACTTCGTGAAAACCGCCGCATCTAACGGCGCTTCCGCGCTGTGGAACACTATTGCCGGTATCCCAGGGCAAATTCTGTCCGCGCTAGGAAACGTTGGAAGCCTTCTTTACAACGTGGGACGCGATATTATCCAGGGCCTGATTAATGGAATTAAGAATATGGCCGGCGCGCTGTGGAACGGCATTAAGGGTGTCGTTTCCGGCGCTGTGGACGGTATTAAGAACTTCCTTGGAATTCATTCGCCTTCACGCGTCTTTATGGAAATCGGCGAATTTTCCGGCGCGGGCCTGGTCCTTGGACTGGAAAAGAAGAAGAACGCCGTACATAAGGCATACACCGACCTAGCCGCCGTTCCAGACCCAGCCGAATTCGCTATCCCTAACCCCGCATTCATTGGCGGCCCTGGCAGTGCGAATGATCGCAACGCCGGCGTAACAATCAACATCACGGTTAACGGCGCATTGGACGCAGACGCTACAGCCCGCGAAATCCAGCGCGTTCTACAGCGCGCTAATTGGCGTAACCAAGGGGTGCAACTCTGATGCTTGCCTCTTGCACTCTCACCGTTGCAGGTCAGCGCGTTACCGCTCTTGACAGTCTTAATGTCACGTGGGGACGCGACAACGCAACGACCCAGCCGGCGGCGGCTACCTGCACAGCAAGCCTATTCGTTGACGACGCAGCAACCGCGCTGCAAATGTACACGATCGGCCGCAAGGTAACCGTTTCATCTGATATTTCGACGTACACAACCGGAACGCCGTCGCCGTATCCGATCGCGCTTG